TCGGCGGCAGCGTTTGCAGCTCTTGATTAACCGCGCGAAGTGCGTCGTCATACGCCGCAATCAACGACTCAGGACTGGGGCCAACATCTACGCTATCGTAAATATTTGTCGCGGCGTTGTTGAGCGACAAAAAGAACAAGTACCACGCCCGGTCGATCAACCCAGTACGCGGGTCGATCAACGGCACCCTGGGAGGCGTAATCGGGGTAATGTTAGGCATTGGTTGGGCTCAAAAGCAGTTCGGCCCCCATGATTGCTATTTTGACCGGGTCAGTCATGGACACTTCGTAGACGCGGTCCCGCAGCTTGAGCGTCATGCCCAGCCGTCGCCAAAACGTCCGGTGGCCATATGCGCCAATTCTGCCAAGCGGTGACCAATGCTCGTTTGACCAAGTGTGCCCGCCGTCGTCCGACCAACGCAGCATGATCTCAGGGTATGCGCCTTGAGTTGCCGAAGCAAGCTGATCACCAATTAAATAATCATTGCTTTCGGTTATCAAATAGTTATCGTCTTCGGTCATCAAATAAAGGGTTTCTGACGCCACAAAACCATTTAAACCAACGCCTTTCTCACAATCTAATTGCAAACTGTGGTGCGCCGTGCGCTTGAGATTGTTTTGACCTGTGGGCAGCGCCCGCCAGGTACGCAACCATTTTTGAATCTGGCCATTGTCGGCGTATACGTCAAGATCAAAAGCGTAGATGTTGCCGTTTTCAAAGTCGCCAACGACAACCTCGTTGTTAAATGCCATCTGGCAGTTGCTACGATGCCGGGTAAACGCGCCCTCAACAAAGCCCGCCCGTTCGTGCCAGGCTTGGGTGGCCGCGTCGTACACCCAAGTAGTGTTAGCCGTGGGAAAAATCAGCACATAAAAGCTGTGGCCATCCTGTTGATAAGTGTACGCAATAGCATCAGACATGTCGCTGTATTGCTGAATTTGCCACTCAACCGCATGGGTTGAGATGCGCTGGCCTTGGTACCCGTTAGCCCGGTAGACAATACCTTGGCCCCGGCGATCCCGGCCTAGCCAGAACAGGCCGTTGTCCATTTTGGCGATGGAGTAGGGGGCCGCGCAACCAAGCTCATTAAATGCGCCTTGGATGCGTTGCAAAGGAAAGTCTGTGGCACCTGAGTCGTACCAAACCTCAATGGAGTTTGTGCCAAATGCCCAAACTTCACGAAAGTTAGACACCACGGCCAGCAAACCGTCAGGCGACCCTTCGGTGCTGGCAAACTCAAGCGGGTCAATCGACGTGCCATCCAAAAGGGCAGTCACCCACATCCTCTGACTATTTGGTTCGTTGAACACAAAATAGCCGTCAAGATAGCAGACTGTTACCGCGCCAGGGAAATCGGGGTCAGAGATTTGGCCAAAAGCATCGGTGCTGGCGTTGTAGATGTAGCTGGGGCCGTTGGCCGCGATGAATAGTTGCGTGCCGTTGTCGGCCATACTGACCGGCCCAGTGCCGGCTACGGTGCCGATCAGCGTAGGCACGTAAGCGTTGTTGATCTTAAAAAGTTGGTTACCCGACACCACAAAACCCACGCCGTCATTGGATGAGAACGCCCACAGCCCACGAACCGGGCCAACCCCCACCGTTGACAAAAGCTTCAATCCTGGGCAGCGCTGCAAAAACGCAGGCTCTTTGCCGCCTTCGGGGATAACTTCTGGAAACAGATTGACCATGCGGGCATCCGCAGCGTTGACGCTGCGGGTCACGTAGGTCGAGCCAAGGATAGGCGTTTTCATCAATAATTGCCGGCGTAGATGTTAAAGCGCTGGCGAGTCGCAATCAACGAATACGGCATTGACATGATGTCATCAGGGTTGTTGATGCGCTTCAGGTTGCGCTTGCTGGTCATTGCAATGCGTTGCACCTGTGGGCTGGGCTCAACGCCAAACTCAGGCGCAAACTCCATGGCCAGGTTGTACACAAAAGCGCGTAGATACCCCGGCGGGAACAAAATGTCGGTTGCCAAGTTGGCAGGCTGACTTAGCTCTTGCACGCTGACAAAGTGGAACTCAAGCAGACGTGTGGGGCGTGGGTAGATGTTGATCGTAACGTTTGGGTACGTGTTGTTGACGAACATTACTTGGGGATAAGTCGAAGTCACGGTTTTGACTGCAATTCCGTTGTACTGTTGCTGATTGATCAGCTTGATGCCATACGACACCCCTGTGCCGGGGTCTTTGTAGTAGGTGGCATCGTCAACTTGAATGGGCCGTATGGCGGTGCCGTTTAAGCGCACTAGGGAACCAGTGGGGCCAAGTGTTTCTTCAATTGAGCCGACCGGCCAATTGGTGATCTGGTCGATGGTGCAGAAGACAGACAGACGCTCGGTGTTCCAAGAGTCGATCATCTGGTTGAGCGCCATTAGCGCATCTTGAGACACTGACGCAGAAGGGGTTTCACCTTCGGCCAGCACACCCAGCAGCCGCAGCGCCCGGTTGATCTGATCGGCAGCAGAGTAGGTGGCCATCTTTACGCTCCTTGTTCGACCGCCTCAACAGCCGGGCGGCCACGTCTACGTTTTACTTCCTGTGGAGCCGCCTCTTCAACAACATCAGGCGTGTCAAGAGTATATCGTGTCCAGCCATTTCTTTCATCGTTCTCGGCTTCAAGTTCCATCGATGCAATCTTTGCGCCGTGGACGGGGTGAGACATGTAAATGATAGGCATTATTCTTCCGAGGGTGTTGGTTCTGGCTCATCTAATCTACGAGCAAGCATTTGATAAGCGTTCAAAACCGCTTGAGCTTGAGTCAGAAAGGTTTGCGCCTTTCCAATCTCTTGCTCAAGCGATTGAATTTCCCCAATGAGAAATTCTTTGGTGATTACCATCAGGCAATCGTGCTGACCATGATGTAGTACGTCGTACCGCCGCTAACCACGGGGATGGTATGGCTGACCACGGGCGAACCCACCTTAGCGCGGAACACACCAGTTGCACTGACCGCAGGCATCAGCGCAAAATTGCCCACTTCGCCCGTGCCTGAGTTGGTCACGCGCAAAAAGGACGCATTGCTCCAAGTGCCGCCAGAGGCAAAGTCAGAGTCCAATTGCAAGGCTGCCAAGGTGCCGCCGGGGTTGGTGGACGAGCCACCAATAGTTGCACGAATGGCGTTGGCTGCGCCACTGATAGTGCCGCCAGTGTTGACCGACGTGCTGATGTGCGCACCGTTGATGGTGCCGGCAGTGGCAGCGTTTGCGCCAGTTACGCGGGTCAAGAAACGAGCAGTTTCACCAGAGCCAGTCGAAGTAAAGGTCAGCCGGTTAAAGTTTAGGCGAGTGTCGCCCGACGTTGCCGAAGTGGTGGCATACGCGCCGTTGAGGACGCCAGCAGACGTGATCTCAATTGGCTCGTTAGCTGCGCCAACTTGGAACGAATCCAGTTGGGGGTCGGCGTATGCAACGCCAATAGGTTTGTTATTTGCCATGATTAAATTCCTTTATCAGTTCCAAAAGGGAAAAATGGGGGCAAACGCCCCCATTAGGTTTAGGCCATTTTGTACACAGTGTACGCAGCATCGCCGGTTTTACGGAACCGGAACACTGCGCTAGTTGTGATTGCCAGCGCAACGAAAGCGTTGCCGCCGTCGGTGATGCCGGTAGCGGTTGCCAACGTCACAGTGCCCGAAGAAGTGCCAATGTTGACAATGCTTAGGTCAAATGTGCTGCCAACAGTAGCGTTGGGAACAGCAGCGTCAATCAACGCAGCCGTAGGTAGCGTGTAGACAGCAGCCGTAGCCGACGGGTTTGCAACCAACATTTGATTGACCACTTGAGCAGCAGTCAAAGTTGCGGTTGCGGTTGCGGTTTGCGGTGCAGCCATTGCACTCATAAGGGTTTCTTGACGGTTGCCAGCACCGACTTGATAACCACCTGCGCCATTAGGTAAAGCCATGATAAATTTCCTTCAAAAAGATGTTACGAAGAAAGGGGCCGAAGCCCCGTTTCAGATCAACCCCAAATGCGGCAAGCCATCTGAGGACGAATGGTGGAGAAGCCATACAACACGTCGATACGGCAAGGCATACGATCGTTGTTGATGTCGTACTGGCGAACCACACGCAAGCTGATGCCATTGTGAACGGCACGCGCAGCCATGTCTACGCCCTGGGGCAGCAACAAGTCAGCGGTAGCGAACGTGATGGCGTCCTTGTGGTAGACCAAGTTCTGGGGGTACTGGGTTGAAGCAGCGCCCACAAAAACCACAGCCTTAGCGTTAGCTGGCAAAGTCAGCATGGTAGCCAGAGCATGGTTGGCCGAGTACATCGGCGCCACGGTCACGGTAGCAGTGGTGGTGGCAGTCGTTGATGCCAAAGCCACGAACTGGAACAGCGAGCCGGTGGACTCACGGGTCTGTGGGTTCACAGCAAAGCAGTCAGCAATCGTGAACACGTCACCAACGGCGATGGTTTCGCCAGTACCAACAGTCAGCGTCAGCGTCGCAGAACCTTCAGCGGTCACAGCGGCAGCAGTGACGGTGCCGGTAGCAACGCGAGTGCCAGTGGTGTGCTGCTTGATCGACTGAGACATGTTGATCTCGTCAAAGCCCAACACACCCATGCCCATCATGCCGTTCTTGAATTGGCGGCTAATGGTATCGGTGGGGTTGAACAAACCTTTCATGCCTTCGACCAAACCAGCGTTAGCGGCGGGGTTGACGGTGGCATAACGGGGGCTCATCACAGCGGCGTTCTCGTTCAGCTTCTGCTGGGCTTGCAACAGCACCAAAGAAGTCGCGGGAGTGGTGCCAGGAGTGCCAACGGTGTTACCGATGCTTTTGTAAGCATTGGCAACGTCAGCGTCGATGGAACTGGCCAACTGGCTGATACGAGGCTTCAACACACGCTCTGCAAAGTCATCCAACTGCATGGTCAATTCAGCAGATGTGAAGTTGACACCAATGTGCTTTTGGCTGGCCACGGTTAAGGTGGTGAACTGTTCGTTGTCGTCTTGAACTTGCAAGGCGGCACCGTCGGTCACCAAAGCGCGATCAGGCAGGCGAATACGCAGGGTCGAACCAATCTTGGCACCTTCAACAGCAAAGC